TCTAGGGATTTGTATGGAGGATGGCTACAATCCTGTACAGGGAAGCGGTTGCGTCATGTTGCGTAAAGTCCGGCTATATGGGGAGCTTGCCAAGGTTGTCGGGCGTCGTGTTTTAGAGGCTGAACTGTCGTCAGCAGCAGAAGCAGTGCGAATGCTGATTGCTAATTTCCCGCAGTTGGAACGGCACATGGCTGATCGCCATTACAAGATTTTGGTGGGTGATGGTGCGTTGACGCTAGACGACTTGCATTATCCAGTGGGCCAAGAAGAAATCAAGATCGTGCCTGTGGTTGTTGGTGCGGGTGGTGGCACTGGTCAAATACTTGCTGGAGTTGCACTAGTGGCATTAACGCTTATTCCGGGAGGTTTGCCTATAGCTGGGGCACTTGCTACCAAAATTGGATTGCTTGGTGGAGCGTTAATCCTGGGAGGCATCGCACAACTAATTTCACCAACGCCTGAAATAGCTCAAGGCCCAGACACTGAGCAAGATCCGCGCAAATCATTTTCATTTTCAGGCGTACAAAACACCAGTCGCGGTGGAACGCCAGTACCGATTGTCTACGGCAAAACGTTGACCGGCAGTGTCGTCGTTTCGGCTGGTATTGACACTGAGCAGGTGCAAGCATGACTACGATCATTGGCGCAGGTGGTGGTGGTAAAGGTGGTGGTGGCAGCAGAACGCCTAAAACAACACCTGACAGCCTTGATTCGCGCCAGTACGCAACAGTCGTTGATTTGATCTCTGAAGGTGAGATTGAAGGTTTAGTTGATGGCAATAAATCAATATTTTTAAATGACACTGCCTTAGAGAGTGCCACTGGCGACCCTAATTTTGAAGACGTTACGATCTACACGCGCAACGGGACGCAAGCTCAAACCTACGTTCCAGTCACTAGCGGGACAGAAAACACTCGCAGCGTAGGAAGAGAAGTAACGCAGTCTGTGCCGATTGTTGAATCGGTAACTGATGACAATGTTGATGCAGTGCGCGTTACGGTATCAATCCCTTCGTTGCAGAAAATTGACAACACGAATGGTGACACCAAAGGGACCAAAGTACAACTAAAGATTTTTATTGAATATGCGGGTGCTGGTTACGGTGATGCAGTTATTGATGACACGATTTCAGGCCGCACAGCTGATTTGTACCAAAAAGATTACCTTCTTACCCTTAACCGCCCCAATCCAACAGACAACGTCAATATAAAAGTTGAACGAATTACTGAAGACAGTGAAGACTCTCTGTTAAGCAACGCATTTAGCTGGTCAAGTTTGGTTGAAATAAAATACGCAAAGCTGCGTTATCCAAACAGCGCCTTAGTTGCTTTACGGGTTGATTCTGAGCAATTCAACAGCATCCCATCACGCAAATATTTAATCAAAGGCGTCAAGGTTGCCATACCTGCAGGCGTAACAGTTGACTCAAACACCGGCAGAATTATCTACCCCGATGATTTTATCTGGAACGGTACGTTTTCAGCTGCCACTTGGTGTAGCTGTCCTGCTTTTATCTTGTGGGATTTGCTGACAAATACTCGCTACGGATTCGGCAATCATATTGATGTTGCACAGCTTGATAAGTACGCGTTTTTTGCTGCGTCGCGTTACAGCAATGCTTTGGTTGATGACGGTTTCGGCGGTCAAGAGGCACGGTTTAGCTGCAACACGACGATCCAAACAGCAGAAGAATCGTTCAAGTTGGTTAATGACCTGTTGTCTGTTATGCGTTGCCAAGGCTTCTGGAGCGCAGGCAGTCTGACGATTGAGCAGGACGCACCAAAGGATGCTGCCTACCTATTTACGATTGCAAATGTTACGCAAGAAGGATTTAGCTATAGCGGCAGCAGCTTAAAAATTAGACCGACTGTTGTTGTTGTCAGCTATCTCGATCTTGATTTACAGGATACGGCTTACGAAGTAGTTGAAGATCACGACGGGATTGCAAAATATGGCGTGGTGCGTAAGGAGTTCAGTGCGTTTGCCTGCACTAGCCGAGGCCAAGCGGCAAGGATTGGCAAGTGGATTCTGTACTCAGAGAAGTTTGAAAAAGAGGTTGTCACATTCACTAGCGGCTTAGAAGCGGGCCAAGTCGTTCGCCCTGGAACGATTATTCAAATTGCTGATCCTGTGATTTCAGGCGCTCGAAAAGGTGGCCGTATCAAGGCTGCAACCAGCAACACGATCACAGTTGACGATACAAGTGCAACTGATCTGACTTTTGGTTTTGGGTCGTTCTTGTATGTGATCTTGCCTGATGGCACGGTTGATGGTGAAGTTGATGACGAAAAACTGCGGGTTACTGATATTACAAATGGGGTAATAACAGTAGACAGAAACTTTGCTGCAACCCCAAACGTCAACAGTGTATGGGTATTAGAAAGCCTCGGGCTAGGTGCAAACAATATTCAACCAACAACTTGGCGTGTTATTTCTGTTGAGGAGCAGGAAGGCATGTTGTATTCAATCAGTGCGATTGCTTACAACGCCAGCAAGTATGGTTTTGTTGAAGATGGAGAAGCACTGCAGACCCGTGACACAACAAACTTAGACGTTATTCCCGAGCCTCCAGAAGACTTGGAAGTGCTAGCAACTCTGCCGCTAGGGGGAACAATCCCAGAAAAAGAGGTGCAGTTTGTTTTGAATGGGCGCGTTGCAATCAAGATCACTTGGCATTGGCGCGTCCCTGCAGGTCAGGTCACTAAAAAGTTCCGAGTACGATATAGGCACGACGATGACAACTTCACAGAAGTTATTTCTCAAGGCACAACATTCGATATTTTAGATGCTAAGACCGGAAACTATCAGATTCAGGTTTCAAGCATTAGCAGCACCGGTATTTTGTTTAGTAAGCCAGCTTTGGCTAACTATACGGTTGAAGGGTTAGGGGCAGCTCCTAACAATATTCGTGATTTAAGCCTTGTGCCAACGACTGACACTTTGGCTATTTTGTCTTGGAGAAAGCTACAAGAACTAGACGTTCAACTTGGTGGTCGAATTATTATCCGGCATGATCCACGAGCTTTGGCGTCGGCTGAATGGACAGCCAGCAACCAAATTGTTGATGGTGTTTCTGGAGCGTCAACACAAAAGCAAGTTCCGCTGCTTGCTGGAACGTACTTTGTAAAAGCAGAAGATTTTTTAGGCAATCGTTCCACAGTGGAAACAGCGTTTGAAGCATCATTGCCTGCTGCAGACGGTCGGTTCTTAGCTAAGACCTATGCAGAGCATACTACTTTCCCTGGCACGAAAACTAATTGCAGCGTTGTCTCTGGCAATTTAGATCTTGTCCCTGATCCTTATGTTGCTTTTGGTTATGTCGAAGATTTTTACGCGATTGGCGATGGTGAGGCTGAATACATATTCCAAGATACATTTGACTTTGGCGTTAATTTAGATTTTATTGCTAGGCGCAGCATCGTTAGCTTTCCCTTAGGCATTGCAGGGGCTTTGTTTGATAGCCGCTCTGGATTATTTGACAACGCTACAGGTTTGTTTGATGGCGATATTTCTGATGTCGTAAACGTAGCAACTTATATCAGAACCGCTACAACCGCTTCGCCTGCTGAGGCAGACTATACACCTTGGGCAGAGTTTATCTCTGCAGTAATTCAAGGCCGTCATGTGCAGGTAAAAGCGATATTAAATACAACTGATGAACTAACAAGCGTGTCTGCTGATCAATTAGGCGCAACGCTTGAATTAATGCGTAGAACAGAGACGGGTTCTGGAACGTCCGGCAGTGCGGTTACTTTTGCAAACGCATTCCATCAAGTGCCTGAAATCATGATTACTCCTACAGACTTGGGTACAGACGGACATATAACAATCACAAAAAGCGCAACAGGGTTCACCGCAACTCTTTCAAATGCTGATAATTCTGGGTTCAGCTACACTGCAACAGGATTCGGTCGCGCCCTTTAATGGCTCAGTCAGACCAGACTATTCAGAACGCCGCATTTCCAACCGTAAGGGCGGACATTAACGATAATTTGGCGGCTATTTACAGTCAAAACAGTGGAGCGTCTGCGCCTTCAACAACTGTTGCGTTCCAGCCTTGGGTTGATACGAGCAGCAGTCCTCCTGTCTGGAAGATTAGGAATGCAGCCAATAGTGCATGGATCACGGTAGGCGTTCTTGATCCAACTAATTTTCAAGTCGGTGGCGTCGCACCGATTGCTAATGGTGGAACGGGTCAAACGACTGCCATCGCAGCATTAAATGCTTTGTTGCCTAGCCAGTCGGGACATTCTGGGGACTTCCTCAAGTCTGATGGCACCAACGTTGATTTTGCAGGTGCTGCTACAGGCGTTGCATTGCAGGTATTTACCAGTAACACGACGTACACGCCAACATCTGGAAAAGTCGGGTTTTTAGTCCTGTGCCAAGGTGGTGGTGGCGGGGCTGGCGGCAGTGAAGACCGTGCAAGTTATTATTATGGGTCTTCTGGTGGTGGTGCTGGTGGATGTTCTATTCGTGTTTACAACACAACTGAAATAGGAGCGAATGCTGCTGTAACTGTTGGCGGTGGAGGAAGCGGTGGTGGTCACACGAGCGACGGTTCTAGCGGCAGTAATTCAACGTTTAATCCAGCTGGAACGGGCACTACGCTGACGGGTGGCGGTGGAGGTGCAAGCACCAAATTTGACGGAAACTTGTATTATTCAGCAGCTGGCACAGGAGGTGGAGCTAGCGGCGGACAGCTAAACATGAGTGGACAAATGGGAATCAACACGCAATCAAACCCGCAACGTCTGGCAGGCGAGGCTAACGGCTACAATGAAAGCAACAGTGGCATGAAGGCCGCAGGTGGGGCGTCGTTTTTTGCTGGTGGAGCAGGTTCTGGTGGAAATGGCAGCTGGAGTGCGACCGATGGAACTGGCGGCTCTGGTAATGCTGGCGTCGTAATGGTTTTGGAGTTTTAAACCAGCTCGGCTAATATGATGGCTGCAATAGCTGTCCTGTTTTAAGCCATGTCAAACAGAAAGATTACTGACATGGCGGCGCTTACAACGCCTGCAAGCGATGATGTTTTGCCGATCGTTGATATTAGTGAAGCTGCTGCTGTTGATAAGAACAAGAAAATCAGCATTGAAGAGTTATTTAAAGGTGCTCCTAATGGAACAGCAGCCGCCCCATCGATTGCATTCGAATCTGATGGTGACAGCGGAATCTTTCTTGCTGGGACAAATACTGTCGGGATTACAACTGCTGGAACGCAGCGCGTAACAGTTGACAGCTCAGGAAATGTTGGAATTGGCACGTCGCCAGCTGTAAAGCTTCACGTAAACGGCAGCACGCCAACCTTGCGTGTTTCAAATGGAACTTCCCAAGTTGTAGAAATAAAAGCTGACACAAGTGCATCAATTATTAGAACAACAACTAATCATCCGTTGTTGTTTGGAACGAACGATACAGAGCGCCTCAGGATTTTGAGCAATGGAAATTGTGGAATTGGAACTTCTCATGCCGACTTTAAGTTAGACGTTGGTGGTGCTATTGGGCTTTTTGAAAGCAATAACATTGTTTGGCATGATGGCGTTGGCACTAGAGCCGGTCAGCTTGGTTTTACATCTG